CAGTGGGTTATAATCTAATAAGTGTGGTAATTCTAATACATCACCAACCATTAGCTTACGACCTACAATTTCAATCATGTCATTGTAATGTACGGTAATAAAAATAATGTCATTGTTTAAGAATAGTCCAAATTGACTCAAATCAAAGTCTAGGTTTTGTACACTGTAATGACCACGTAACCTATATATACTTGTATCGTAAGTTCTGTCTCTGTTTTCTAAGAATAGTAAATCTTGTATATTATTGGGGTTTAATGCATCATACTGAGGCTGGGTATAGTCAATTGATGGGCCTTGATCAGTAGGACCTAAAAATTTATGTATGTACAAATCAGTTCCACCCGCGGTAAATTGTTCGGATATATTCCTATCAAAAAAACGGTAATCGTTGGATTTTACTGTATGGTAAAGTGATAAGCGGGGCATAGAGTATTTATCTGTTGTTTCTATACAACTAAATATCAGAGGCTTGACAGAAATACCAAGCTAGTGTAAAATAAGAAATAATCAAGTTAACGGAGTTTGTATGAGCCGAAAAGCAGTGTCACAGTTTGTCGTAAAAACCCTTAATCCTAAGGATGAGGATTCAAAATACTATGGAACTGAACCCGAGTTCAAAGAGCAACCTACGGTTGAAGGACGAACCTCAGCACTATCAAGCGGTCTTCGTTGGTACAGCCGATTCTTTGGGCGAAAGGATGCTAAAGAATTGCTGATTCAATATACCGAATTTAAAGGTAATCCTGAGCAAGGTAAACTTCTGCGTAAAGTGGAAGATAGCGAAATTGCAATGTCTCTTTGTTGGTTGGCTCGCATGAATATGCGTGGACTAGTTTTGACCGATGAAGAACAAACAAAGGTCCACAATGAACTTGCTAGGCTGACTGAAACCTATACTAATCCCCAACTTGCTAAAGTGAGTATGACCTCAGTTGCAAAAGAAGATGTTAAAGAAACTTCCACTAATCGTCCCAATGTTCAAGAAATCATGCGGGAGAAAGCTTCCGAAGTAGCAGGGGAGCTTGAGGGTATTTTTGATGAATACATCAAAGATGGTGCAAAGGCTAGTCATAGTTTTAAAATTATTGATGAAGTAAAAAAGAAAAACATCCTATCCCAACATATTAGCATCATTAGCGATGTTTGGAAAAAGAAACTAGCGGAGTTTTCACTGGTTCTAGAAGGTAAGGACAGCGACTTGGTTCAAGGTTATGCTTTCTTGACCAAAACTCAAGTTAAAAACATCGTCAAATTCATTGAGCAGGTGCTTAGTGAATTGAATAGTTATATCTCAGTTAAAAAGACTACCCGAGCACCTAGGGCACGTAAACCTGTCTCAGTAGAGAAACAAGTTTCAAACCTAAAGTACCTCAGGTCTTTTAAAGATGAGGCACTCAAACTAGACTTGACTAGTGTTCATCCTACTAAACTGCATGGTGCTAGTGAAGCTTGGGTTTATGATACTGCAAAGCGTAAGCTTCATCATTATGTGGCCGATGAATACAGCAAAACGTTTACGGTTAAAGGTAACACTATTTTGGGTTTTGATACTCGTAACAGTGAAATGAAAACACTACGTAAACCTACTGAGCAATTGAAAGAAATTATGGGTAGCAAGCCGGCTGCTCGTAAATACTTTAAAGATATCAAATCGGTATCTACAGTACCGAATGGTAGGTTTAATGACAATCTTATTATTTTAAAGGCATTTTAACATGACAAAGCAAATTGATTTAAACAAATACAGTGAATTTGTAGAGGCTGTAACCAGCCGAGACAGCAATGATCTAACTGCATTCATTAACCGCCTAGATTACCTAGATGGAATGTGGGATGATAAAATTGAAGAAAAGGGTCCATCGATTAATGTTCCTCTGCTGCTTACTTCGGCAATTGGATTGGGTAGTGAATCAGGAGAGTTTCAAGAAATTGTTAAGAAACTGTTTTTTCAAGGTAAACCTCTTACTGAAGAAACTGTCTTCCATATGGTTAGGGAGTTGGGAGATATCATGTGGTATTGGACTAATGCCTGTAGGGCACTTGATCTAGACCCCAATGATGTTATCTCTGAAAATGTTACCAAACTAAAAGCAAGGTATCCTACTGGAGACTTTGATCCATTCTATAGCGAAAATCGTAAACCAGGAGATTTGTAACATTGGTGATTACCTGATAAATATAGTTATTATCAGGTAATCATTATGAGCATAGGGCCAACCGCAAGTATTTTAAGTACCCCATCTGGATTAACATTAGATCAATTAAAACAAGCGTTATTTAATAACGTCAGTCTTAGATTGGGTCAAGGTATTATTGATTTAGAACTTGATCCTCAGCATTATGAGGCAGCATACAATTACGCCATTAAAATTTATAGACAACGGGCACAAAACGCTACCGCTGAATCTTATACTCTAATGACGGTTATTAAGAACATTGACACTTACACACTACCACAAGAATTTATCAATGTTCGTTGTTTATTTAGAAGAACGGTTGGCTTAGAAACTGGGCCTAGTTCAACAGCATTTGATCCTTTTTCAAGTGCTATTCTTAATACCTACTTGTTGAATTACAACTACACAGGTGGTATGGCCACATACGATTTCTATGCCGGCTATGTTGAATTAGCCGCAAGAATGTTTGGTGGATATGTTACATATACCTTTGATCCAGTATCAAAAGTATTGCGTGTAGTTAGAGATTTTAAAGGTACTGGTGAGCGTATTCTTATTTGGGCTGATGTCCAAAGAACAGAAGAAGTACTACTTCAAGACCCGGGCGCTGGTGTTTGGATTGGTGACTTTGTACTAGCTAACCTTAAAACAATTATAGGTGAGGCACGTGAGAAATTTGGCACCATTGTTGGTCCAGGTGGCGGAACACAACTAAATGGTACTGCTATGAAAGCTGAAGGTAAAGCTGCAATGGAACAATTAATTGATGAATTAAAACGTTATGTGGACTACAGTCAACCATTGACATGGGTGCAAGGCTAACCTAAATACTTTATTTTGTAAAGCTCCTGTAATATAATATATATTTTAAAGGAGCTTACCATATGATCATTGGAATTACCGGGTTGATAAATTCTGGCAAGGACACCATAGCAGATTATCTGACTACATTTCATGGTTATAAAAGATTAAGTTTTGCCGCTTCTCTTAAAGATGCTGTAGCAGCGGTGTTTAATTGGGATCGTGAAATGCTAGAGGGTACTACTAAGTCTAGCAGAGAATGGCGTGAACAGGTTGATACTTGGTGGGCAGAACGATTGGGTATCCCGCATCTTACTCCTAGATGGATTTTACAGTATTGGGGAACAGATGTTTGCCGTAACGCATTTCACAATGATATTTGGGTAGCTTCTGTAGAAAATAAATTAAGAACCTCTACTGATAACATTGTATTAACAGATTGTAGATTCTACAATGAAGTTGGTGCTATTAAAAACGCAGGTGGAATTACTATCAGGGTTGAAAGAGGTCTAAATCCAGAATGGTATTCACATGCGATAAATTTTAATAAAGGTGAAAACGGTAACTTAGGTTGGGCCATCGGTAGGCATCGCCTTGAGCAATTGGGAATCCATGCCAGTGAATACAGTAGCGTTGGATTAGAATACGACTATATCATTGCCAATGATGGGACAATAGATGACCTTCACAAAAAGATTGAATCAATAATCAACCTTTAAGTCTCCTCTAACCCAAGTTACTTTTTGTTTCTTCACAACTTCTACGCAGTTAAGGCAAATGCTGCGTAGATTACTATATACTGTGTTTTCTAAACTACCATCAATATAGTAGACTATGATTTGTGTTGGCAGTATACTATGAAATCCACACAAATCACACTGCTTTTTCTTCTTATAGCCACTAGAGATCCATTTTGGTTTTCTAGGTTTTAATTTCTTTTTAGTACTACCGCATTCGTCGCATATACTGCGGTAGTGGGTTATACCATTGCGTTTGTAATTTATCGCGCAAAAGTTTTTATTGCATTCTTTGCATGTAGGGCGTGGTATATCCATGTAAATATTTATTCCAACCTTCGAAGGTATGGTAATAACGTCTTTTTTAATTTATTTCATAAATAAGAGTATACAA